CGTCTATCTCGGCAGCCTCATATTGACGTCGCGTCTCCAGATCGAAGCGGCCCTCGGCCTCGCCCTGATGCGGCAGAGCTGGCAGGCGACGCTTGCGCGATGGCCGTCGACGCCTGCGTTCGAGTTTCCCCTTCACCCCGTCCGGACAGTGACGGCGGTACGCGCCGCGACGCGATCGTCGGGGACCTATACCTATGACATCGCTCAATTTCGCCTCGTACCTGGGCTGCCCGACCGTCTGGTACCCCGGGACGGGGGATGGCCACCGGCGCCGGCAGATCACGAGACGATTACCGTCGACTTCACCGTCGGCTACGGACCGGACGGCACCGATGTTCCAGCGCCCGCGCGTCACGCCCTGCTCCTGCTGATCGCCCACTGGTACGAGCATCGCGACCCCTACGACGCCACGACGCCCCGCGTCGGCATTCCGCCCGTCGTGTCCGATCTCCTCATGCCCTACCGGAGGACGCGCCTGTGACCGACGCCCCGACCTTCGGCCGCATGATCCACCGGCTCGGCCTCGAAGCGCCGATCATCGTCCCCGACACCTCCGGTGGCGCCGAGGTGAGCTACGCCCTGATCGCCGACGTGTGGGGCGAGGTACGCCCCGTCACCGGCGACGAAGGACAGAACCAGGATCGGCTGTCGGCAGAGCTGAGCCATGTCGTCAGTATCAGATACCGCGCCGATGTGAGCCCCGACTACCGCTTCGCCTTCGGGACGAAGAAACTCCACATCCGAGCCGTCATCTTGCGGGACGGCAGACACCGATACCTCGACTGCCGCTGTCAGGAGATCGTGACGTGAAGCTGACTGCACGACTGACCACCCGACGGCGCGCGATCGACGATCGCCTCGCGACCGCCGTCACGACAGCCGCGGTTGCCCGGGCTGCCGACGCCGCGGCGGACGACCGCCCGGCTCCCGTCGTCGCGACCGCGCTTCGATCCGGAGGCTGACCATGGCGATGACCGGTGCCAGTCTCGCGTTGCAGATCGCGATCGTGACGGCGCTGAGGGCTTCGCCCCCGCTCGCCGCGATCCTCGGCGTGCCGCCGCGGGTCTACGATCACGTCCCGCCGGGAACACCGTTTCCCTATGTCACGATCGCGCAGACGTTGGAGCGCGACTGGTCGACCGGCTCCGACATCGGCCACGAGCACACGGTTACGCTCCACGTCTGGTCCCGCACCGCCGGACGGCGTCAAGCCCATGATATAGCGACGATCCTGTCGTCGACCCTGCACGACGTCGCACTCGTCCTCCACGGCCACCGTCTGGTTCAGATGCGCCGCGAGCTGACCGAGATCCGACGCGAACCAGACGGCGAGACGTGGCGCGGCATCGTGCGCCTACGTGCCGTCACCGAGCCCCTCTGATGGATAGACGACCATGACCGCCCAGAAAGGCCGCGACCTCCTGCTCAAGGTCGACGGCGACGCGACAGGCACCTTCACGACGGTCGCCGGGCTGCGCACGCGATCGCTCGGCTTCAACACGCAGTCGATCGACGTCACGACGCAAGAGTCGGCCGGTCAGTGGCGTGAACTCCTCGCCGGCGGCGGCATCCGCACCGCGCGCGTCAGTGGTTCCGGCATCTTCAAGGACGCCGCCTCCGACGCGATCGTGCGCACCCACGTCATGACCGGTGCCGTGCGACCCTGGCAGATCGTCATCCCGGACTTCGGCGTCGTCACCGGACCGTTCCAGGTGGTGTCGTTCGAACTCACCGGCCGTCACGACGGCGAGGTCGCCTTCGAACTCGCTGTCGAATCGGCGGGCGAAATCACCTTCACCGCACTCTGACCTGCGAGACCACCATGGCCAACCACCGCCGGGGCGAGATCGAGGCTATTCTCGACGGTCGTCCGCACGTACTGGTGCTGACATTGGGCGCGCTCGCCGAACTTGAGGCGGCGTTCGGGGCCGAGGATATGCTCGCCCTCGCCAAGCGGTTCGAGAGCGGCCGCCTCTCCGCGCTCGACTGCACGCGCATCATCGGCGCGGGCCTGCGCGGGGCCGGGCTCGACATCACCGACGATGAGGCCGCCCGCTTGCAGGCCGATGGCGGTGTCGCGGGATATGTTGACGTCGTTGCGCGTCTTTTGAAAGCGACCTTCGCGCCGTCCGGTGTGCCGGCTGCTCGGACAGCGTCGGCCGCGGAGGTCGATCGCGCCGCCCGCCCTTTCCCTGGGACGACGTGATGGCCCTCGGCTTCGGCATCCTGCGTATGGAGCCCAAGGCGTTCTGGCAGTTGACACTTCGCGAATTGTCGGCCGCCGCCACTGTCGTCGTGCGGGGACACTCCCACAGCCGCGATCGCCCCGGCCGCGCCGACCTCGCGACACTAATGACGCGATATCCCGACCAACCACAGGAGCAATGACATGAGCCCTGGATCTGACCCGATCGACACCTGGACGGTGGCCGTCGACGCCGACATCTCCGGCCTCGAAGGCCAGCTCAAACTCGCCTCCGGTGCAGGCCAGCAGTTCGCCTCCGCCCTGGTCGGCGCGTTCGAGGGTCTGGTGGTCAAGGGCAAGAGCTTCGGCGACGTCCTTTCCGGACTGGCATTGTCATTTTCGCGTATCGCCCTCCAGTCGGCGCTGAAGCCGTTGGAGCACGGCCTCGGGCAGGCATTCACCGGGCTGTTGTCCGGCGGCTTCGGTGGGATCGGGGGTGGCGCCTTCGGCTTCGCGAACGGCGGGGCATTCTCCTCGGGCGTCCCCGTCCCGTTCGCCGTCGGCGGCGTGATCCAGAGCCCGATCGCGTTTCCTCTTGGCGGCGCACGGCTCGGCATTGCCGGCGAACGGGGTCCCGAAGCGATCATGCCGCTGGCGCGCGGGGCGGACGGACGGCTGGGCGTGGCGATGGCTGGCGGGACAAACACGGACGTGGTCGTCAACTTCAATGTTACCGCGACCGATGCTGGCAGCTTCCTGCGCAGCGAGACGCAACTCGCCGCCATGCTGAGCCGCGCGGTCGCCCTCGGTCAGCGGAACCTGTGATGCTACCGTTCCACGAGATCCGTTTCCCGACCGACATCTCGCGTGGCGCGCAGGGCGGGCCCGAGCGGCGCACCGACATCGTCACCCTCGGCTCCGGCTTCGAGGAGCGCAACGCACGATGGGCCGACAGCCGCCGCAGCTACAATGCCGGGTACGGCGTCAAGACACTCGACGACCTCGACCGCGTGGTCGCCTTCTTCGAGGAGCGCCGTGGCCGCCTCCACGGCTTCCGTTGGCGCGATCCGACGGACTGGAAGTCTTGCCTCCCGTCTCGTCAACCCACTGCTCTGGACCAGGTTATCGGCTCAGGCGACGGGGCGACCGCGATGTTCCGACTGACCAAGACCTACGGTGCGGCACATGCGCCATACCGGCGCAGCATCGCGAAACCCGTCGCCGGGACCGTGCTGCTCGCCGTGGCCGGCACACCTGTTCCCACGGGCAGCGCGGCCACTGTCGACCTGACGACCGGCGTCGTCACGTTTCAGCCGGGCCATGTTCCACCCGCGGGCGCGACAGTTACGGCCGGCTTCACCTTCGATGTGCCGGTCCGTTTCGATACCGACCGTTTGCTGGTGTCCGTCCAGGGCTTCGACCACGGCGCGATACCTGATATCCCGATCGTGGAGATCCGGTTGTGAGACAGCTCGATCCCGACTTCGCCGCGCATATCGCAAGCGGCGCCACGACCCTGTGCTGGTGCTGGCGCGTGACGCGCCGCGACGGCGTCACGCACGGCTTCACCGACCACGATCGCCCGCTGACCTTCGGCGGCATCACGTTCGAAGCCGCAACCGGCTTCGAGGCGAGCGAGATCCGTGAAAGCCTAGGCCTGTCCGTCGACAATCTCGACGTGCAGAGCGCGATCAGTTCGGACTCGCTCACCGACGAGGACCTCGCCGCCGGCCTCTACGACGACGCCGAAGTCACGATCTACCGCGTCAACTGGGCCGCGCCCGAACAGCACGCGACCGTCCGTATCGGAACGCTGGGTGAGGTGCGTCGCAAGGGCGCCGTGTTCTCCGCCGAGATCCGCGGCCTCGCCCATTATCTGAACCAGCCCAAAGGTCGACTGTTCCAGTACACATGCGACGCCGACGTGGGCGATGCCCGCTGTGGTGTGGACGTTCAGACGTCGGCCTTCCGTGGCGTCGGGGCGATCACCGACATCGGCGACGCGCGCCGGTTGACCGCGACCGGTCTCGACGCATTCCCGACCGGCTGGTTCTCGCGCGGGCTTCTCCGCGTCACGTCAGGTGCCGCCGTCGGACAGGCGATCGAGGTCAAGGATCACACACGCGTCGGCGCGCTGGTATCCTTGGAACTGTGGGCGCCCGTCAGGCGCCCGATTGTGGCGGGCCAGACCTTCGTCGTCACGGCGGGCTGTGACAAGCACCTCGGCACCTGCCGCGCCAAATTCTCCAATGCCGTCAACTTCCGCGGCTTTCCGCACATGCCCGGCAACGACTTCCTGATCCGTGGACCGGGGCGTTGATGTCATGATGCCGCGCGACGACATCGTCGACATCGCCCGTCGCTGGATCGGCACACCCTACCACCATCAGGCGTCCGTACGCGGCGTCGGTTGCGATTGTCTGGGATTGGTGCGGGGCGTCTGGCGTGAGCTGACCGGCACGGAAGCGGAGGCCGCCCCGGCCTATGCACCGGACTGGGCCGACAGCACGGGCGACGAGGCGATGCTCGCCGCCGCACGCCGTCATCTGTCGCCAAAGCCGACTGATCGCGCAACACCGGGCGACGTGCTCGTCTTCCGGCTACGCCCCGGCTTCGTTGCCAAGCACGCCGCAATCTTGGCGACCACGGTCACGATCATCCATGCGGTGGAGGGGATGGCGGTCACGGAAGTCGCGCTGACGCAATGGTGGCGCCGCCGCATCGCGGGCGTGTTCGCTTTCCCGACATCTCCAGACAACATGGAGTAACCCGTTGGCGACACTTGCACTCGCAGCCGTCGGCGCAGGCATCGGCGGCGCCCTGCTGCCGTCCGGTATCGGCATCCTCGGTGCCACGTTGACCGGCGCCGCGATCGGCAGCCAAGTCGGCGCACTCGCCGGGTCGGTCATCGACCAATCCCTGTTCGGCGCCTCCGGCCAACGCCGCCGTGTCGATGGCCCGCGCCTGTCCGATCTGCACGTTACGGCCTCGACCGAGGGCACCGCCATCCCACGCGTCTACGGCCGCGTCCGCTTGGGCGGACAGGTGATCTGGGCCGCCGACATCGAAGAGCAGGCGACGACATCAGAAGCCCGGGGGGCACCCAAGGGCGGTGGGACGGGCGGTGGCGCAAAGACGACCACCTACAGCTACTTTGCCACGTTCGCCGTCGCGCTGTGCGAAGGCGAGATCGCCGGGATTGGCCGGGCATGGGCCAACGGCGCCGAACTGGAGCTGTCGGAGATCGCCCACCGGGTCTATCCCGGCTCGCGGACGCAGGCGCCCGATACGTCGATCGCGGCGCGCCTTAGCTCGGACATGGCACCCGCGTTCCGTGACACTGCCTACGTCGTGTTCGAGCGACTACCGCTCGAAGCCTACGGTAACCGCTTGCCACAGCTGTCGTTCGAGGTCCATCGCGCGGTCGACGACGTCGCGCGGCAGTTCCGCAGCGTGGTGCTGATCCCGGGCTCGGGCGAGTTCGCCTACGATCCCGAGCCGGTCACCGTAACGGCGGGACTGGGGGTCAGCCAAGCCGACAATACGCACACGCGACAGGGCGGAACAGACTGGGCCGTCTCGCTCGACCAACTCGCGGCTGCGTTGCCGGCCGTGCGCCACGTGTCGCTGGTGGTCGCGTGGTTCGGCACCGACCTGCGCGCCGGGACGTGCGATCTCCGCCCGGGCGTCGAACGGCGCGACAAGGAGACATCGCCGACCATATGGACTGTGTCTGGAGAGAATAGGAGCGCGGCCCACGTCGTCTCGCAGCGCGACGGCCGGCCGGCTTACGGCGGTACACCGGCCGACGGCGCCGTCGTCCGCGCGATCCGCGACCTGCGGAGCCGGGGCCTCGCGGTGACCATGAACCCGTTCGTCCTGATGGACATCCCGGCCGGCAACACCCTGCCCGATCCCTACGACGGTAGTCCGGATCAGCCCGCCTACCCGTGGCGGGGGCGGATCACCGTCGACCCCGCACCCGGTCGGACCGGCACCGTCGACAAGACGCCGGGTGCCGCCACCCAGCTCGCCCGCTTCATCGGAACGGCAGCCGTCGCCGACTTCACGCTCGCGGGCGATACGGTCGTCTACACCGGTCCGGCGGAGTGGTCGTACCGGCGCATGATCCTCCACCACGCGATGCTGGCCAAGGCCGCGGGCGGCGTCGACGCCTTTCTGCTCGGCTCGGAGATGCGCGGCGTCTCTACCGTGCGCTCCGCCCCGAGCACATTCCCGTTCGTCGCCGCGCTGGTCGCGCTCGCCGCCGACGTCAAAGCGATCCTCGGCCCGGCCACCAAGGTCACCTATGCCGCAGATTGGTCAGAGTATTTTGGCCACCAACCGGCCGACGGCTCGGGCGACGTGCTGTTCCATCTCGACCCGGTATGGGCGTCGCCCGCGATCGACGCGATCGGCATCGACCTCTACTGGCCGCTGTCGGACTGGCGCGACGGCCGCACCCATCTCGACTATCAGGCTGGCTATCGTCATATTTACGACCTCGACTATCTGATGGCCAACGTGGCCGGAGGCGAGGGCTACGACTGGTATTACGCCTCCGCTCAGGACCGCATCGACCAGCGCCGGACCACCATCACCGACGGCCTCGGCAAGCCGTGGATCTACCGCTACAAAGACCTGACCTCGTGGTGGCGCACGCCGCACCACGACCGGATCGGCGGTGTCGAGCGCACGACACCGACCGCGTGGGTGCCTCAGTCGAAGCCGTTTTGGTTGACCGAGGTCGGCTGCGGGGCCGTCGACAAGGCGTCGAACCAGCCCAACGTGTTCGTCGACCCGAAGAGCGCCGAGAACGCCCTGCCGTACTTCTCCCGCGGCACCCGCGACGACCTGATCCAGCGGCGCTATCTCGAGGCGATCGTGGCGAGCTTCGATCCCGATCGTCCGGGATTTGTCACCGATCGTAATCCGGTTTCGACGCTGACCGGCCAGCGGATGATCGACCTCGACCGCCTCTCGGTCTACGCGTGGGACGCACGGCCGTTTCCCGCCTTCCCGTTCTCAGCCGACGTGTGGGGCGATGCCGACAATTGGCGGCTGGGACACTGGCTCAACGGCCGGCTCGCCGGTGTGGCGATCGCCGACGTGGTCGCGGCCATCGCGCGGGACCACGGCTTCGACCGGATCGACGCGCGCCGCCTGACCGGCACCGCCGCCGGCTACGTCGTCGACCGGGTGATGTCCGCCCGCGAGGCGCTCCAGCCGTTCGAACTCGCCTACTTCATCGATACGGTGGAGCACGACGGCGTGATCGCGTTCCGCCCGCGGGGCGGCGATCCCACCGCCGTGACGCTGACGGCCGAGGATCTGGTCGAGACGGGGAAAGCCGAACCATTACATGTCTTTACGCGCGCGCAGGAAACAGACCTGCCGGCCGTCGCGAAGTTGCGTTACCTGACGGCCGCCAACGACTATCGCCAGGCGGTGGCCGAGAGCCGTCGCCTGACCGGGGCCTCCGGACGGGTCGCGCAGGCCGACGTCGCGATCGTGCTCGACGAGGACCGGGCGGCGACGATCGCCGACACGTGGCTCTACGAGGCGTGGGCGGCGCGCGAGCGGGTGGTGCTGACCGTGCCGCCGTCGCTGCTCGCGCTCGAGCCCGGCGACACGATTGCAGTCGAGACGGGCGCAGTCCAGACGGGCAGCGGCGCGCGGCTCTACCGGATCACGGACATCGGCGATCACGGCGCGCGTCAGATCGAGGCATCGAGCATCGACCCCGAAATTTACGGCACGACGGTGCAGCCGGAGCGACCGGCGCCGCGGGGCGACGTCGGCCCGGTCGGACGCCCGGCGGTGGCGCTGCTCGACTTGCCCCTCCTTCTTGGCACCGAGTCTCCGGATACGGGCTACGCCGCCGCGACCGCGACGCCGTGGCCGAGCGGTGTCGCCGTCTATGCCTCGCCCGAAGCGAGCGGGTTCCGACTGCGCACCGTCGCCACACGCGCCGCGACCATGGGCCTGACGACGACCACTCTGACTGCCGGCCCGACGGGACGGCTCGACCGCGCGCGGACCGTCGACGTGACGCTGGGTAGCGGCACGCTTCGCTCGCTGACGCTCGCACAGGTGCTGTCGGGGGCGAACGCAGCCGCGATCCGCACGCCCACCGGCGCGTGGGAAGTGTTCCAGTTCACGACGGCTACTCTGCTTGCACCGTCGACATATCGGCTAGCTGGACTGCTGCGCGGTCAGGCCGGGACGGGCGCGGACATGGCGACAAGCGTTCCACCGGGTAGCCTGCTGGTGCTGCTCGACGACGCGCTGACGCCGATCGCGCTGACGCCGTCGGAGACGCGACTGCCCCTGTCCTGGCGCTACGGACCGGCGAACCGGAGCATCGGCGACGCCACCTATACCACTGTGACGCATACGTTCCAGGCGCTCGGCCACCGCCCGCTCGCCCCGGTGCACGTGCGCGGGCGCCGCGCCGCCGACGGGACGCTGACCGTGACGTGGGTACGCCGGACGCGCGTCGGCGGCGACACGTGGGACGGCCTCGACGTACCCCTCGCAGAGGACGCCGAACGCTACGAGGTCGAAATCCTGATCAACAGCGTCGTGAAACGTACGCTCGCCGTGACGGCGCCAGGCTTCACCTACGACGTGGCCATGCAGACGGCGGACTTCGGCGCCGTGCCGCTGGCCGTGACCGTGCGCGTCGCCCAGTTGTCGACCGTGTTCGGCCGCGGCGCCACCACCACCCGCACCCTATGACCTCGGACCGAGCCCTCCCCATGCCACCGATCACGTCACCCTCCACGGCGCCGCCCACGACGACCACTACCCTTGCCTTTCAGCCGGCCTCCTATCAACCGACGTGGCTCGCCCGCGCGTGGGCCGAACTCGGCCAGCACGAGCGTCCGGGCAGCGCCGACAATCCGCGCATCGTCGCGCTCTACCGCGACGCCGGCCATCCGGACGTGACCCGCGACGAGGTCGCGTGGTGCGCAGCGTTCGTCGGCGCGATGCTCACGCGCAGTCGACTGCGCGCCAGCGGCTCGCTGATGGCGCGGTCCTATCTCGACTGGGGACTGCCGCTTTCGGCGCCGCGGCTCGGTGCGGTCGCCGTGTTCACCCGCGGCGCGGCGCCCGCCGGTCACGTCGGGTTCGTGATCGGGGAGACCGCCGACGGGCTGATCGTGCTCGGCGGCAACCAGTCCGACGCCGTCACGGTGACCACGCTCCCCCGCACCCGGCTGCTCGGGCTGCGTTGGCCGTTCGACGCCGCGCGCCCAGCAGACCCGGTCGACGCCACCGACGACGGCTTTCCCGCCGCCCTCGCGCACATCCTGGACATGGAGGGCGGCTACACGGACGACCCCCTCGACCCCGGCGGCCCGACCAACCGCGGGCTGACGCTGGCCGATCTCGCACGCCATCGCGGCACGCCCGTCACGGCCGCCACGCGCGACGCGATGGTCACCGCGCTGCGGACGCTGTCTGAGGCCGAGATCGCGACCATCTACCGCCGCCAATACTGGGAGCCGGCAGCCGGCCCAGCCCTGCCGCGCGGCGTGGCGCTGTTCCACGTCGACACCGCCGTCAACATGGGCGTCGGCACGGCCGCACGCCTGCTCCAGACCGCCGTCGGCGTCACCGTCGACGGCGAGATCGGCCCGGCCACGCTTGCCGCCGTGCGCGCTGCCGCCCCCGCTCCGCTGCTCGCCACCTACGCCGAGCTGCGCCGCAAACGCTACCGCGGCCTACCCACGTTCGCCCGTTTCGGCCGTGGCTGGCTGCGCCGCGTCGATCGCACGCTCGACCGTGCGCTCGCCTCTCCCCACACGCCACCGACAGAAGGACGCACCACCGTGACCACCGTTCCCTCGACCGCGACCACGCCCACCGTGCCCTCCAGCCCCGTCACCCCCAAGTGGTGGGGGCGATCGATGACCATCTGGGGTGCGATCGTGACCGGGCTCGCCGCCGTCGCACCCGCGATCGGTCCCGCTCTCGGCGTCGACATCCCCGCCGAGGTCGTGACGTCGGGCGCCGATCAGATCGCCGCGATCGCCCAGGCCGCCGTCGGCCTGCTCGGGACCGTGATGACCGTCGTCGGCCGCGTGCGCGCCGCACGGCCGCTGGCGCGGCGCACGATCCAACTCGCGCTGTGACGCCCGCGGCCGCACGGACATCTGCGACCGATGCCCGTCGGCCACACGTTCATGGCAGGTTCACGACACCGGGACTAGCGTACGATCTGCCCTCCACGGATCGCTGCCATGACTCGTGTCACTCTCGCCGTCCTCCCCCTCGCGACCGTGCTGTTCGCCTCGGCCACGCCGGCGCGGGCGAACGTGACGTGCTATCCCGACTGGTCCACGGCGAGCGCCGTGGCCCGGTCGGAAGGCTTGACGTCGGCCGACCGCATCGTCCGGCAGGCGCCGACCGAACTCGGCGGCGACGTCGCGCGCATGACCTTGTGCAAGGACGGAACAAGCTATGTCTATCGGCTGGTGGTCCGCGACGCCTACGGGCAGGTGCGGAGCGTGACCGTCGACGCCCGCCGGCCGTTCTCGCGGTGATAGAGGGGCGCGGCCGGGACGGCCCACCACGCCGCGACACGCACACGCACACGGGATACCACGGCATACCACGAGCGTCGTTGTTGACTCGTGCCGCGAACCATGTGATGGCTGACGAACGGAGCGCATCGGCGTGAGGCGCAACCTCCGGTGACATCATGGCCGCGGACACAGTCCTCAGGTCAAGAGTGCTCGCACCGGAGACGATGAACGCCCGGTCCCTCGGCTTCTGCGCCGAGTCCGACCGCCGCCCTCCGGCACGACGCCCACGCGCAGATCATCCGCTGGCGCTCCCGCTCTCCGGGCGGCCGCCGCACGCCATCGCGTCGACCCCGACCGCGCCGTAGCGCCGTCCGGCACCGTCGACCCCACGAAAGCACGACCATGACCTTTGACGACCTCGGCCTCGCGGGGCCGCTCCTCACGGCGCTCGCCCGGGAGGGCTACACCACGCCGACACCGATCCAGGCCCAGGCGATCCCGCCGGTGCTCGCCGGTTCGGACGTCCTTGGCATCGCCCAGACGGGCACCGGCAAGACGGCCGCGTTCGCCCTGCCGATCCTCCATCGCCTCGCCGCCGACCGCGTGCCCCGGACCCGGCGGACCTGCCGCGCGCTGGTGCTGTCGCCGACGCGCGAACTCGCCGCCCAGATCGGCGAGAGCTTCCGCACCTACGGCGCCGACCTCGATCTCACCGTGGCGACGGTGTTCGGTGGGGTCGCCCACGGGCCCCAGCGCTCGACGCTGGCGACCGGCGTCGACGTGCTCGTCGCCACGCCGGGGCGGCTGCTCGACCACGTGAGCGAGCGCAACGTCGAGCTGTCGGGCACCGGCATCTTCGTCCTCGACGAGGCCGACCAGATGCTCGACCTCGGCTTCGTCGTGCCGATCCGGCGCGTCGTGTCGCAGCTGCCGGCCCGCCGCCAGAGCCTGTTCTTCTCCGCCACCATGCCGACCGAGATCGCCGCGCTCGCCGCGGAACTGCTGCGCGAGCCGGTGCGCATCTCGGTGACGCCGGTCGCGACCACGGCCGAGCGCGTCACCCAGCAGGTGATCCACGTCGAGGCGAGCAAGAAGCGCGCGCTGCTGGTCGAGCTGCTGTCGGATGCGGCGATGTCGCGGACGCTGGTGTTCACGCGCACGAAGCGCGGCGCCGACAAGGTCGCGCGCCATCTGACCGACGCCGGCATCGACGCGACCGCCATCCACGGCAACAAGAGCCAGCGCCAGCGCGAGCAGACGCTCGACGCGTTCAAGGCCGGCAAGACGCGGGTACTCGTCGCCACCGACATTGCGGCGCGCGGCATCGACATCGACGCGGTGACCCATGTCGTGAACTTCGAACTGCCCGAGGTGCCGGAAGCCTACGTGCACCGCATCGGCAGGACGGCGCGCGCCGGCGCGGGGGGGCGCGCCATTTCGCTGTGCGACGCGGAGGAGCGCGATCAGCTCCGCGACATCGAGAAGGTGACGCGACAGAAGATCCCGAGCCTCGATCGCCGCAACGACGAAACGCTTGCGGTGACGCAGCGGTTCGTGCCCGTGGCCCCGTCGGAGGCGGCCGCCGCCGCGACGGCCCGCGGTGCGCCCGTCGGCGCCGGAGCCGGTCCGCGTCAGGGCTCCGGCTTCGGCCGGTTGCGCCCGGTGGAACGTCGGCCGGAGCCGCCGCGTGCGCCCAGCGCCCGGGAGGGCGACCGGGATCGCGACGGTGATCGCGGTGCGCGACCGTCCCGACCGGCATTCCGGCCGCGTCCGGACAGCGACCGCGGCGAGGATGCGCGGGGGGAGCGCCCGTTCAAGCCCCGCGGTGACCGCCCCGACGGTGAGCGCTCGTTCCGCCCCCGCGGCGACCGCCCTGGCGGAGACCGCCCGTTCAAGCCCCGCGGTGACCGCCCCGACGGTGAGCGCTCGTTCAAGCCCCGTGGCGACCGACCCGACGGTGAGCGCTCGTTCCGCCCCCGCGGCGACCGCCCTGGCGGAGACCGCCCGTTCAAGCCCCGCGGCGACCGCCCC